AGCGCATCAATACCTCTTAGGTGAGGCAGTTGGTCAGGAGACGACCGCGGTCTGCGTCGACCTTCTTGAAGAGCTGGACGTGCTCACCCCAGACATGACGACGGACGAGGTCGAGGGAGTCGTACTGCCCAGCCTGAAGGCTCTTGTACATCATGTTGAGCGCCGCGACTGGCATAGCCTTGACGCCGCCGCTTTTCTGCGCGACAGCGTCGGAGCCGCGCATGATGTAGAGGCCGATCGTCTCACCGTTCCAGATATTCGCCTCGCTTGAGGTCGCGCCTGGGATCGCGGTCTCGCGTCGAGCGCTACCGACAAAGACGTTCGGGATGTTGAGGACCGTGCTAAGAACCTGAAGCACTGCGTCATCAGCGAGGATGCGGTTCCCGCTCGCAATACCGATGCCTTGTGCGGCGTCGCCAACGCTCACGAATGATCTGATCTCTGGGTTACGAGCGAGAGCGCGGAGCACGTCATAACCAAGGATCAGAGTATCAGCGACGATCCCGTGATTCGCCGCGCGAAGGATGTCGAGCTGATCGTGAAGGAAGCTCAAAGGCTCCGCTCCAGCGGCATCGAACTTAGTCCCTGGGGTCGTGTTATTCGTGAACTCGCTGGTCGAGAAGAGAAGATCTGCGCAGCGCTTCTCTTGAGCGAGGAGAAGAGCGCGGCGAACCTTGCGAGCGCTCCGCTCTTCTTCAGAGCCTGGGTACTGCGAGTCTTCGATGTCCTCCATCGCGATGGAGTCCTCGAACGAGTGGATCTCCGCCTTGAAGGTGAGGCTGCTTCGGTTGAAGCTGGAGAGACTCTGTCGGCTTGCGCCTGGCGCGCGGCGAGAGTCAGCCTCTGGAGCACCCATGAAGGAGCGAGTCTCCTCGACGAGGAGGGTCCCGCTTCGCTCTGGAACGTCGACCTGCTCCATCACGCGACCAGCGATGAGCTGACTGTCGCTTGGGATCGCCTCGGCGACGATGTTGGTCAAGATCTGATCGACGGGATGAAGATTGCTATAACTTGGACGGGCCATGATTTACGACTCCTTAGGAGGCTTGGCTAGCGCCGGAGAAAATGACCTCAATCTCGTCGCCGTCGGCGTATGAGGTAACATTCTGATTAAAGATCACGCGAGCGACGCTGCGCTGGATTGGAGCTCCGCCACCGGTAGCCCACGGGATGAGGCGAGCGGTTCCCGTCTCGACCATAAGCAGAGAATGAGTCCCTGCGGTGAGAGTGGTGCCAGCGATCGCCTTAGTACGACCACGAAGAACAACCTCAACAGCGTCGCCAGCGTCAGCGCTGCGCTGTGCGATCCCGTCGACGTTCTCGCCGGTCGTGGTGTCAGCGAGTGCCACCTTCCCGTTGCTGTCGAAGACGACAGCTTGGAGAGCAGTGATCGCCTCGGCGGCGATAAAAGTATCGATATCAGAGTTTGAAAGACGGCCCATGCTTAGCCCTCCATAGCAGCGAGGAAGAACTCGCGGTCAGTGGTTCGAATCGTGTTAAGAGCCTCGGAGAAGCTGATCGACTTCTCCGCTGCAAGCTGCTTCGCGCGGTCAGCGAGGGTCTCGCGGTTGATCTGCTCACCGCTGGCGCCGTGACCGACCTCGCGGAGAGAGACGACAGAACCTGCCTTGCGCTCGTTGAACATCGCCCAGAATGCGTCGTCGCCGCTCTGCGCTTGGTTCCAAGCCTTCTCGGCGAGTGCGACCTCGGCGGGAGAGATCCGACCGGAGCGGACGAGCTCGTCGACGGCGCCCTGGCGCTTGACGCTCTGGTTCTCCTCACGGAGAGCGGTGAGCTGCTCGCGAAGAGTGGAGACCTCGGCGAGAAGGAGAGCAGAACCTTCGCTCATCGCGTAGTTCTTCTTCTCCATCATCTCTTCCTTGTCCTCATCCTCGGCGAGGCTCTTCTTCTCCTCGTCCTCGGCCATCTCTTTCTTGTCCTCTTCCTCGGCGAGCTCTTTGGGCTCTTCCTCGGTAAGACGACTCTCCATCTCGGCGACCATCGCCATCTTCTGAAGCAAGAGATCGACGAGGTCGTCCCGCTCCATCTTCATCAGGTTCTCACGGGTCTCCATGAGGTTAACCTCCTCGGTTAGTAGAACACGATCGACCGAGCTCGCAGTCTGCTGCGGTCGAGGGGTAAGAGTGACAGCGAGAAGTTGAGCGCCTCCTGTGGGAGCTCCGCTCTCTCTCGCGTAGACTTCGCCCAGAACAAACTCTGGAGACGACCAGAGAGAGCCTTGAGCTTCCGCGACTGTTTTAAGTCCGCGCTCGTTATAAGCGGGGATAGCGATCAAACACTCACCATCCTCGGAGAGGCGAAGATCGACGATCTCGCCGAGCGCTCCTCCGGTTTCAGGAGTGTTTGATCCGTATGAGGGAGAGCTCTGGTGATTCCAGTCGATGATTACTGGGTCGCTCTCTTTGCGTGCCTGGTAGACGCGGACGATCTCCGCGAGCATTGAAGGCGTAACTTCGGCGATCGTCTCACCGCTCATCCGAGAAGCGACGGTGCCAGCGCGGAGCGTGACGAATGGGCGCCCAAGCTGCTGACCATCTTCGACGACGACGGTGAGGCCATCGAGGTCGATCTCCTCCGCTTCGGAGAAGGTGAAAGCTCTTTCTGTAAGTGTCTTCTCATCAGCTGCGTTCATCTGTCCGACTACCTTTCTCGCCCAAGCGAATCCCGCGTCGCCGCCCCACCCTTGCCAGGCTTGCCAGCCTTTTCCTTGTTCGTCCCAAGTCTCGCCCTTCTTATCGATCTCGTGTCGCGTGAAGTACGCGAGCATGCGACGGACGGTCTCCGGAGAGAGCTCGAGGCCGTTCTTAAGATCGCGAGCTCGCGCGATTCCAACCGCTGTCATCCCTCGCTGTGACTCCGGTTTCTCCGCGCGTACCTGCAAGGCGCGCGCCGCTGCTTCTTGAGCACCCTTTGGAGGCTTGAAGTCGATGTGGGCATATTTCTTGGGGAGCTCCGCCATCTTCTCGCTCGCCTCTTTCGCCCTGTGTTGAGGGTGATCTTTTGGGAGAAGGTCGAGGTCGGTGTCATAAGCCTCTTTTCGCTGTCCAGTCCCGACCAGTTTCAGGAAGGCTTTGACGCGCGCGAGCGCCCACTGATCGCGAGAGGTGACCGACGGACGGTGAGAGGTCGAGAAGGCTCCAGCTCCGCGCCGATAAACAGCCTTGAGCATGCCAAGATCAACACGACGGCCCTTCGCCTCGTGCTTCTCGTTATGCTCGTCGCGCATATTCTCCAGCGCCTTCTCGGTTCGATCCGAGACCTCGATGGAGCCGCGTGTTCCGGATGCGGAGCCCTTCGGATTCGTCTTCGATCCGGTCCGCTGATCTCGCTTAGGAGCGGGAGTCTTCGGATCATCCTTGCGACGACGCTCCGCGAGGCGCCTGGCTTTCCGCTTGAAGCTCATTTGATCCCTCTCTTCATCGCGCGATAACGCTCTGAAAGAGCGGTCGCTCCTCCACCGAGACCAGCGCTGACGCGGTCGAAGTAAGAGCGCGCCGCTTCTTCTGGGAGCTCACCCGCGCCGATCCGCTCTCTGATCGCGCGCTCAAGATCGTCCTCTGGAGTGAGGAGACCGAACTGGACCAGCGGAGCGAGAGCGGTGAGGCTCTCCGCGAGCTCGTCAGCATCAAGACCAGAGTGGACGAGTCGAGGGAGCTGGGAGGGTGAACACTCTCCGTAGTTCCATCGCAGAAGGCGCCCGATTGTCCCGCCGCCTCTCCGATCCATCCCGCCGACGGAAGAGGAGATCATGTCGCAGAGATTGAGCGCGGATCGACGGAAAACAGAGAGGTGAACTTCGCCGACGCTCCTCGATCCCGTGTCCGTGGTTCCGAGATTCATAAACGAAGCAAGGAAGGCCATCGAGAGCTGGTGATCGCACTCTTTGATGGTGGCGAGCGCGTGAGAGCTGTCGAGCTTTTGCTCGCCGAAGGTCTGGAAGGAGACGACCGGATTATCGACGAGGAAGCTCTGCTCTTGTGCGATATACGCTTGAGCTTGCGCCGCCGCGCGGTCGATCATCTCATCGATATCGGTATCAGTCAGTCCAGCCGCTTCAGCCGCCGACCGATCGACAGCGACGCGAGGAGTCGCGACAGCCCAACGCTCCATACCAACGCCGAGAAGGTTCGCGGTTCTTTGCTTGAATCGCCACCACCACCACGCAGGACGAAGAAGGCCGCGCCCCTCGAAGTTTGAGCCGGTGCGGTTCAGGGTGAGGAGGAGCAGCTTAGAAGCTGGGATCGGCTCCGGTGGGAGAGTGTTCCCGCGGAGCTGCTGACAGACCGCTTCGAGGGTCTGACCGTCGAGCGACTCCCAGCGTAAATGCGCTGAAGGCTCGCGGTCGGCGTAGAGGTCGAGCCAGACGCGCGGCGTCCCGTTCTCGTCGTCGGCGATCTTGTAGATCTCTTCCGCGTAACGGTAGCCGATCGGCGCGAACTCCCAGAGATATTGCAGCTGCTCTTCCCAAGAGAGAGACATCATCCCTGGATAACCGTCGAGCCCCCAACATTCGTTGGCATATCGCGCGAACTCTTTCGACTGCGCGTCGTCCTCGTCGCCTGGTATCCATCGCCAAGACGCCTCAAGAAGGGTCTGCTTCAAGACTCGCCAAGAAGCTTGAATCACTGGATCAGTCGAGAGCATCTCCTCCGCTTCGCGTACCCACTGAAGACCAGTGAGGCGAAGGTTCTGCTCTTTGCCGGTGATTTGTCCGCCGGAGAGGTAGGTTCCGGTGATCCCTCGCGCGCCGAGAGGGGGAAGCGCTGGAGCGCCCTGATAGGGCAGATCGCGCCTTCTTTGATAGCCTGTCTTGTACGACATAGAACCTCCCAAGTGTTCAGTACCATAATTTCGTTCAGTATGAGAGACAATGATCCTATGAAGCTCAACCCATTACAGAAGGATTTGGTTCGCGCTCTCGTCGATGAAGAGACCTTCATCGCGGTCCGCGCCGGATGGGGATCAGGTAAGACCAGCGCGCTGGTCTTCGGTCTGCTCATGATGAGCAAGCTCCGCCCTGGCTCGTCGTCTCTGCTCATCACTGACACGGCTCCGAGATATCGGACCGTCCTAGCACCCGAGATAGAGAAGTGGCTTGGCCCGCTTGGCTGGCAGTGGAATCAACTGAAGGGGACGTGGACCGATCCCTCGACGGGCTCTTCGGTCTGGTGTCGCGCATACTTCAGACCAGGCACGCGCGACTCGTCACACAACCCACTTGAGGGTATCAACGTCAGCGGCGCCGCCTTCATCGATGAAGCCCAGACGATGAACGAAGAGGTCGCCCAGAAGGCGCTTGGTCGTCTTCGATCTGGACCCTCGCCGATTCTCGTTATGGTCGGCCTACCAGTCGCCGATGCCTGGTGGGTCCGGATGGCGGAAGATAACGGTTGCCAGCCGATCTACCACACAAGCTACGCGAACAAGCGCAATCTCTCCGCCGCTTGGTTCAAGGCGACCGAAGCGCTCCCCCCTGAAGAGCGCGCGGCGATGATCATGAATGAACCGCGTCCGCCGACGGGAACCGTATATCCCGAATGGTCGGAGGAGAATATCGTCGACGGTTGGAAGTACAAGCCGACGATGGAGGGGAGAATCGCGGTTGACTGGGGATTCCGTAAACCATCCGTCCTCATTATCGCGCATGATCCAGATCTCGGAGCGGACATCATCTGCGGAGAGCTGAACCCTCATGAGGTGACGCTCGAAGAGCTCGCGCGGTTAATCCTCAACATCGCTTGGCCAAGGAAGCACAAGGCGAGCGCGCCTGGTCCGCGTATCTGGCTCGACGCGGGATGCGGTGACAAAGCGGGCGCCGCTCGAAACGATCAGACCGCCCTCTCCTCGTTCCGCGTCCTCTCCGGAGCTCCGCCGCGCGGTATCGGTCTGCGTCTCCGTCATACGACTTCGCCGGTCCGCGTCGACATCATCAACGGAGTGCAGCGCCTCAAGCGCTCGATCTGGCGACGGAACTATCGAGTCACTCGCGAGGTCTGGGAAGCTGGACGCAAGGCGAGCGGGAACAGTCTGCGGAAAGCGCTGGAGAGCTATCGGTGGGATAAACGCAAAGAGTCGCCAGTGAAGGACGGCAGAGAAGACCCGCTGGACGCTCTCCGCTATGACTGCATCATGTGGAGGTGGAACGACGACGAGGCTCTTGAGAAGAAGGAGAAGCCGCGCCGCTCCTACTCTCCACCGAAGAAGACGCGGAAGCCTTGGGAAGGCGCCGGAGGCTTCTAGCTCTTATCCTCTCCTCCAAAGACATCGTCGAGCGACGATCTCTTAGGGAGCGGCGTCATCGTCGCTGGGATCTGCGGAGCTCGTTCGCCTGGTATCCATCGCGCGACCTCTTCTGGCATCGAGCGCTCGTCCGCCAGCGCCGCGAGCTCGCCGAGTCGCTTGTCCTCTGCGAACACGGAGAGCTTGGAGATAACCAACGCCTGAAGCCCTTCATGTTGCTTCCGAAGGATATCCTTATCGATCTGCGCATCGCGGAGCCGAGCGATGAGCGTGTTTCGATCGTCGGAGAGCTCTTCAATCTGCCCCTTCAGCGCGGCGACGTCATCGGGATCGCGACCGACGAAGATTGAGATCGCCATCGAGATCGAGCCGACGAGCATACCTATGATCGAGGTGATAAGGTCTTTGTTCTTGTCTGGGATCTCCAAGAACGTGAGAAAAAAAATCAGCCCCACGACCATCGTCAAGAAGATCAGTGAGGCTAACCAAGAGCGCGCGGATTTTGACATGAGATCCCCCTATCTGTGGAGGCTCACTCTACTCTTCTTCGTCTTTTCCGACGAGGCCGCGCGGCGATCCAGAGCGCGAAGGCTAAAAGAAGACCGTTGCTCATCCCTCTCCCCTTTGAAGGTTCAAAGCTTTCTCGACCGCACGAGCGAGCTCCGCATCTATCAACTTTTCCGGTTGTCCCTTTGGTGCGATATTGATCACCTTTTTCTGCTTATCTATGAACTCCGCGTAGATCTGCTTTTGGAAGGCTGACAAGCCTTGTATCGGGTCGACCTCTTCATCCTCGTCTTCTAGCGGATCTGGATTCTCGACGATCTCTTCTGGCAGATCTGGATTCTCGTTGAGTTCAAGTCTCCGCTTACTCTCTAACAAATCGCATTCTCGAAGCATAGAAGCTGCGGTCTCCTCTGGAGCGAGGAGAAGAGCGCGAGTGACCGCACGAGAGGACTCCATCTCTGACACGCCTTGTAGCGGATCGAACTCTTCATCCTGATCTTCTGGCGGATCTGGATTCTCGTTGAGCTCACGTCTCCGCTTACTCTCTAACCGTTCGAGCCCTAAGCTGACTGCTATCCTGTAAACGTCTGTCAGTTCAGCAGAGCCGGATGGAGAGAGCTCCGCATTTCCAGCGACCCACTCCAAGAGGAGTTCGGCGCGCGTTCTTATGTTCTTATGGATCCGAACTTGAAGCATCTCTTGCTTAGGTGCGACTCGCTTCCTGGTCATGATCCCTCCCCTACGAGCTCCGCGACGATCAGTCGATCGAGATAGTCGACTTGCTTCGCCCAGGCGTCTCTCTGTTTGATCGCCGCGTTCTTCTTTGCCTTGAGAATCTGTGGGCTCTCCCCCTCGACGAGTTCGCGCGCCTCGATCATCCCTTGGGTGATCTGGGCGACGACGATCTCCTCGACTGGCGTTCCCTGGTTCAGTAGCTGACCAGCGATCCGAACGATCAGCTCGAGGGAGTGATACGCGGTCTCTCTTGGGTCGACTCTATCTTCCATGAGAGCGCTCCTCTCGGTCGAGGAAGCGGACGTCATAAGCGACGACGCGCCAGTCCTTCCGCTTCATCCCCTCCTTTTCCCATTCGTTGCTTTTGAGGCGACCGCGCACGAAGACGCGAGCCCCTTTGCGAAGATAGCGCTCGCAAGTCTGGGCAGCTGCGCTCCAGACTTCGACCCGATGCCACTCGGTCTTCTTCTGCTCTCCCTTGCCGATCGAGGTCGCGACAGAGAGGACGCAAAACTCTTTACCCGCTGCGGTCCGCTTCAGTTCAGGGTCTTGGCCTAGACGACCAAGAAGGACAACATCATTAACCAAGGAATCCCCCTTTAAGCTCTCGACGGAGAGCGATTTCAATCGCGTGCTCAATCCCGAAGAATCCGAGCGAGATCATGGTGAGAGCTCCGTCGGATAGAAGCTGCTCATTGACTCCGCGCACTCCCCAGCGCGCGACCTTCTTATGACGGAGAGCGTGTGAGATCTTCGTCGCGTAGTCAGCTCCAATCGTGTTGTGGATAACGCCCGCGCCGAGCTCTTGATACTCCTCACCGATCCGACCAGCGAAGCGCTGCTTGATCTCTGTGAACACTGAATAAGCGGCATTTAGGAAAATGCACCCGTCGGGATACTCTCGCCCAGGCGGAACCCAATAACCGACACTATCTTCCTCGTGATATCCATCCCATCGCCACTCTGGAAATCCGGTCTTTCTCTTTCGGTTGTCATGACCGGGCGGTGTTTTGTTTTGGCC